GTTGGCGTTAAGTTTATAGCCTCGCCAGTTATTTCTATTAATTTAGAGTCCTTTAGTATTCCTATGGATGTAATAAGCTGAGGAAAGGTAAGCTCTAACGCTCCAGCTATTCCGCTCGCTTGTATCAAAGGGTTAGTAAGTATTGCTTTTAGTACTCTTTGGATTATACCTTGTCCAGTAGTAGCAAACTCCATTGGGCTACCGTCTGAGTCAAAGTGAATATCGAAAGCCTCTATCTCCTCGTAATCGTCTTCGCTTACTCCTATACTATCAAACAAGTGGCTTATGTCGCTATCGTCTGCAAAGTGCGAACATAAAGCAACTGGAGCAGCTGGAGCGTTTACCTCTTCTACTAAGTTTAATCCAGTTTGGTCGTTTATTAGGTCTCTTATCTCCTTACGAGTTAAGTTAGCTAATATAATGTCTGAGGTTAGGTCTACTGAGTCAATAGGTTTAAGTGGTATTATCTCGATGTCGTTTTTTTGAATCTCAAAGAAGGCTAATTTTTTTATAGTTCTAAGAAGTGTATTTTGTCGCTCAGCGATATAAGTATTAGTGAATATCTCGTAAGCTAAGTCAAGCTCGTTTCTTGCTCCTAATTGCCCAGCTTCTTTTACACCAAATAAAATAGGGTTAGTAACTCGGTGACCGATAAATATAGACTCCTTAACTCTATTACTCATCTCTAAATAGCGTTCGTGTAAGTCATTACCGTTAAGGTTACTTATCTCACTTCCGTTATCTTTAGAAGGGGCGAATAGGTGAACTATTTTAGTCCCAGTAGCTTTGCCGAACTTATCTTGGAAAGCCTCTTCAAATGCTTTAGACTCTTCCTGAGTTTCAGGCACTCCGTTGTTATGCTGGATTAAAGTACCGCCAACGAACCCATTTTTTACCTCGTTTAGCCAGTAATCGCCTATTTGTACGTCTGTTTTAATCTCTGCAAGTGAGCCAACGTATACGGGTAAAGGGTAGTATTTAAGGTTTGGTCTATAATCAACGTGATAAATTACGCCTCTTTTTTGCTCTTGGTCTTTTGGATTGTACCTATCTAAATATTGTATTTTAGGTTTACCGTTTCTTAAGCCTTTGTCTGTTATCCACTCGTCTGAATATTGCAAGCCTCCGTCTAAACCTACTCTAATATTAGCAAAATCTATGTGATGATACTGATTACCTACGCCCGTTTTAATTACTTCGATAGCGTAACCGTTAAAAAGCTCGTAATCTAAAGAGATTCTTTTGAGTAATGAAGTCCAATCTTCGTCAATATTAGCAAAAGATAGCCATTTTTTTACTTCTAAATCCTCGGAGTATAAGCCATTGCCTACCGTATAACCTACTTTACCGTTAACGATAGCGTTATGGGTGCTGCTATCATTATATAAATCAATTAATTCAAAAGGATAGATATTATCTACACCAAAATAAACGATATTTTGATTTTTTTTCTCTAAGAATTTAGGTATCTCAGCCGATGCAAACTCGGTTATGATTGAGTGATTATTCATAAATTATCGTTGTTTCCTCGTTTGTGTACGAATATACTACTTCTTGGGGTTGTTTTAGTCTTAATATGCCTCGGTGTATTTCAATACCCGTAGTTCCGCCTAAAGTAGTGGCGTTTGTAATCTTATATGGATAGTCTCCGTTGTTCGGGAGTGCTATTGTAGCGTTTGCAAGGTCTTGAGAGCCTTCTATAAGCTCAAAGGCTACATACCTATCATTTACCCCTTCGGGTGCTGCTAAAGTCACGTTTACCGTGTACTCCGCCGCCTCAATGGTCATAGTATAATATGAATACTCTACCTCGTTAGAGATGTTAGTATAAATATAGTTGGTTGTGTCTTTTGTGATTATGTCCATTGGTATAAAAAAAGCCCACCACCGCTAAGTAGTGGGCTGTATTGTTAGAGTTTAAACTCTTGTTAAGCTAAAGGAAAAGAACCAGCTAAAGCTACTGCCATAGGCTCAGGCTCTTGACCTTGGAAAGAAAGGCTATAACCATTTCTATCACCTAAAGCCGTTCCAGTTCCGTTATCGCCAGCGGTCATACGAACGCCGTTAGTCTCTCCCATTAACCAGTAAGTACCGTTATTGTCCTTAATGATTACAGAAAGTTTAGCTCTTGAAAGTAACTTTATTTCGTTACGTTTCGCTGAGTCCATTTTATTTAGTACATAAGTACAAGTTTGGTCAAAGTAGCTTGTTCCGTTCTGAGAGTTAACCGTTGGGTTATCATTCATAGTCGAAGCTGCACCTTGAGCGTTAGTACATTCGTATTTGTAGTATCCTAAGCCAGTTCCAGTAATTGCTGAAGCCTCGCCGCTTACGTTTTTAGCTACTGCAAAGTCAGTAGTGATATTAGCAAAGTAAAACTCTGCTATACCGCCCGCTGAGTCGTTGCATCCTACCGTAAATCCTTGGGTTAAATCACAAGCCATAATATTTATATTTTAAATTGTTATGGTTATGATTAAACTGCAAGTGTAAATTCTACGATTTCGTTAGGGTAAGCTACTTGTAAACCTCTCTTGAATTTAACTCGGTAGTATACCTTGTCATCTTTCTTTTCATACCACATATCGAATTCCTCTTCGTCATTTTGAAGGTCAAAACCTAAAAAGAAATTTTCTTGAGTACCTAAGAACATTCTGTCAGTTCCGTCAAGTCCTACAACACCTACCAAAGTAACGTTTTTCCCTGGGATTGAAACTGAATAGTTAGCCCAAGAAGTAGCGTCTACGTGATAAAGGTTTTTAGCGTTTAAAGTATCTACAAATTTATCGAAAGTGTCTTGACCTACGAATAACACTTGGTTAGCCGCAGACTTAACTTTAGCTGGTCTTGCGTTACAGATATTGTTAACAAGAGTATCTACGTTTCCAGAAGCTCCAGAAGTGATAGAAGTAGCAGCAGAAGTGTTACCAGCTACCGCAGTAGTAGCAGCATCGATTATTTTGATAAGACCGTCGTATCTGTTTATGTATACATTACCTGAAGCGGTATCTCCTTGCCAATCCGCAGTTTCGTTATGCTCCATAATTGTTTTGATGATAGAATCTGCAACTTCAGCTTCGAAAGCCATATCCTCAGTTTCAGCATTACCAGCTCTAAGCAAGATTTGAGTGTACTTAGGGATAAGGTCTTTCATACAGAAACCAGAGAAGTAAGTGATTTGACCTACCGTAATATCTCTGTTAGAGAATACTACGTCACCAGATGCAGTAGGAGAACATCCGCTACCGTCTTGAGGAAAAGCGGTTACCGCTAAAAGGTGTAAAGCGTCAGTTTTTTTAACGCCTGATTGCAAAGTGAAATAATCACTTGAAGTCTTCTCAAAATATAGTCTTGAGATAAGGTCTGTTGATTGTTCGTTAACATAGTTAGTCAACGAGGCTACATTAAAGCTCATTTTTTGTTTATTTATTTAGTTTGTTTGCTCTGATAATTGCACCCATCGCAGCCGCTTTCTCAGCTCTTGATTGTGCTTTAAATTCTTGTGGCTTTGAAGAGGTAGCCGCCTCACTTTTTACGATTTCCTCAAGCTCAGTTCCTACTTTGCTTAAAGTTGCGCTAAATTCGTTTTTCAAACTCTCTTTGTCAGCTACGATAGCAGCTAACTCTAATTTAAGACCAGCGTTCTCAGCCTTAACGCTTTCCAAAGTAGCAGTAAAAGCCTCAGCATATTTAGCAAGTGCTTTCTCTACTAATTCGTTTAACATTTCAGTAGTAAATTCGTTGTCTTCAGTAGCAATGTCAGCCATTGCTTGGATGTTTACAACAAGACCGCCAGCGGTTTCTATGATAGTACCATCGGCAAGTTCGTGGATACCGTCTGGAGCTGCTACTTCACCCTCAGGCATAACTACTACAAGAGCAGTTCCTTCGATTAGTTCACCTTCCCATTTTACGATAGTACCATCTACTAAAGTAGCTTCGCCGAAGGTTACCTCCTCAGTCGCTACCTCAGTTTCTACGTCTGCAAAAACAGACTTAAGCGTATTGATTACACTTTCTAAGTTTAGTTTATTCATTTTTTTAAATTTGTACGGTTCTAAATCAAACACACCTTCAACGCTGAAACCCTTTAAGATTCCATCTTCTTTGACTTTAGACCAAGCCTCGTCATTCTCTACTTTGGCAGCGATAAACCAAGTTCCGTCTGCTACATTTTCAAAACCTTGAGGGGCTAAAATGCCGAGTTCTTGGTCAGTAATAAAAGACTGGTAGATATATACTCCATCTAATATTTTAAAAGCGTTGTGCTGCTCGTTAAAATTGTTGTGTTTGTTTTCTTTGAATAGTTTTTGTACCAACGCTTTTATAGTCTCCTTACGGAATATAGCGTAGTACTCGCCTCTCTCGTCTCTTCTGTAAATAGGTAAGTCAGGTATCATAGCTGCACCCATTACAATTCGCTTCTCCTCGTTTATAATTTCAAACTTGTGCGGAGCAAAAGCTTGATAGTTTAATCCAATAGCTGGAGCGTCTACAAAGGCTATCGCTTGCAGTCCTTCGAC